GATCATCAGGTCATCACCCTGCTGGTGGCCAACCCCAAGAAGCCGGGCAGCATGGCGTTCAGGCGGTACAAGCTGTACGTGGATGGCATGACCGTACGTGAGGCACTTGACGCGGGGCTGCGCCGGGATGACTTCAGGTGGGACACCGCCAAGGGGCACATCAGCATCAAGTGATCAAATGGGGCCCCACGCGGGCCCCTTTTCAATTCATCTGCACCCATGCCGCCCGCAGCTTCTGGCAGTCAGGGTCTTCACCGATCTCAATGAACTCCGCCTCTGTGGGCTTGCGCTGCGCCAGCGCGGCGGGCAGCGCTGCATCGTAGACGGCCCACTCCCCACAATAGAAGCACATGCTCACGTCACCGTCAGAGGGCGTCACCACCTCACCGGGCACGGCATTGCTGGCGCGGTCATTCTTGGCCCCACACCACGGGCAACGTGATATGATCTTATGGATAGACACGGACAGGCTCAAAGAACCACAGGGCATCGCCTGTCATCGTTTCCTTGCTCAGGTCAATGTCATCACGCGCCAGCAGGCGGTTGTTGTCAGGGTTGAACTTCAGCTTGGCCACCCAGCGTGTCACCTTGCCGCCGCCGCCGCGCTCACAGGTATGCACCATCAGCCCGTCTTCACGGTTAGGCATTTCACGCACCGGCACGTCAAGCCGCTCCTGACCCTTCTCAATGGCGGCCATCCATACCTCTGAAATGAATGACACCATGGTCAGGCTGGAGTCCATGGCGCAAATCTCACGCACCAAGGTGAAGATCATGTGCTTGCGCGGCCCGGCATCAAACACTGCCTCCATGACATGCACGGTATCATCGCGCCACATGTTGAAGTAGGTCACCGGGTTGGTGTCATAGCTGCCCTTGGTGGCGAACTTGGCCTGTGCAAACGTGATGTTCCATTCATGGAACTGGTCAAGCGTCATAGGCTCTAGGTGTTGCATAGGGTGAAATTGAATAGGTTCATCTGGTCTCATGCCCATGGCTCCTTTGCTTCACCCCATGTGGGCCCCACCTCAAAGTCAACAATGGTGGGCACCAGCAGCGGCGTTGTCTCAATCATAAGCTCCTGTACGTGCAGCGCCACTGCCTTGTCAGCGGTGCTGATGCCCAGTTCATCGTGCAGCTGTATCAGCGGCGTGACGCCTGCCTGCCAGACCGCCAGCATGGCGCGCTTGGTCTGCCGTGCGGCGCTGCCCTGCACCAGATTGTTGAGCGCCTTGCGGGTATCGGCCCGCCGCAGCCGGGTCTGTGACCATGGGTGGTCAGGGTCAAGCTGCCGCTCCTTGGCCTTCTCAATGGTGGTTGGCTCCAGCTTCTTGCCCGCCATTTCCGCTTCGGCGCGATCAGCGGGGTTGACGTAGCCGCCTTCCCATTGCGGGTAGTGCATGCGGGCCCCGTCGATCAGCCTGATGTAGCCGCGCATGTCGGCGGCGCGCTTGCACTTATCCTCAAGGCTCTTGATGTAGGGCAAGCGGTCATGATAGTCCTGCAAGATCAGGTCAGCCTCATTCATGCTGACGCCCAACTCCTCAGCAAGGCTGCGCTTGCCCTTGCCGTAGGTCATGGCAAGGTTGAGTATCTTGGCGCGCGACCGGGGGAGGCCGGTCATGTCCGCCACCATCTGGTGGTAGTCAGTGCGCGGGTTGTCCCTGTAGCGCGCCACGGCGGCCTCTGCGCCCTGCGCGCCCACCCGGCTGGCAAAGTGCACGGTGACGCGGGGCTCTTGCTGGCTGTAGTCCAGTGACACCCAGCGCTCACCGGGCTCAGGTAAAAAAGCCCGGCGTATTTTACCGCCCATGGCGTCCTTATCCGGGCTGGGCATCTGTTGCAGCGGCGGCTCGCTATAAGAGAACCGGTGACTGCGGGTTCCCCCGGTCGTGTCACGGTACTGGTGGATCTCAGCGTGGATGCGGCCATCCACCGCGTAGCCCAGCAGATAGTTCTGGCAGAACTTGGTAGCGGCTTCCTCATACAATTCAGCGGTGGCGCAGGCGCGCGGCAGCGGGTGGTCGGCCTTTTCCATCCAGTCCTTGGTGAAGCTGCCCTGCTTGGCCTTGAGAGTCCGGGGGAACCATATGTGGCTCTGGGTGAACCACTGCTCCATCTGCTTGGGGCTGCGGATCTCAGTCATGCTGGCGGCGCGCTTGAGCTCCAATAGCTCACCCACCTCAGCCAGCGCCGCGTCACGCAGGCCGTGGAACTCACCGATCAGCTGCTGAACATAGTCAAGGTCAAGCCGGATGCCGCGCTTGCGCATGGCCACCACCATGGGCACCAGACCCATTTCAGTCTCATACGCCTGCATGAGCTCCTGCTCGCGCATCAGCGGCAGGGTGGCCTGCCACAGCGCCAGTGTCTGCACGGCATCAACCGTGGCGTAGGGTGCCGCAAATTCGGCGGGCACCATGCTGATGAACTCACGTGCCTTTTTAGGATCATAACCCGCCGCCTCAACGGCATCCACCAACATGCGGGTATCCTTGCCCGGCAGCCCTATGCGGTGGCAGCAATCGTCAAGGCTGTAGTTGTATTCAGTTTCATCCACCATTACGCAGGCGGCCAGCGTGCAGTTGATGTCAGCGCCGGTCAGGTCCGCGCCCATGCGGGTCAGCCAGCCGTAGTCATAGGCGGCACTGTGGAACACCAGTCTGGTGCCGCTTTTGGCCAGATCGGTGATCCATGCCACTGCCTGTTCTTGCGCGAAATTGATGGTGTTGGGGTGGTTGATGGGCGCATAGCCGTTGCTGCCTTCAGCTGCCCAGCTGATGCCACAGACATAACCTTCTTGAGCAAAGGCCCAGCCGGGACCGATCTTCTTGATCAGGCCCCGGTCAAAGGTTTCACAGTCAAGCACCACCACCGGCCTGCCACGCAGGTCGGGTAGCTCAGTGGGGGGCAGCCAGTCACTGGTAGGACCGTACAGGCCCAGCTGCCCTTCCACATGAGGTCGCTTCTTGTATTTCAACCTAGAAGTTCACGCCGCAGTTCTTCAGCCAAGGCTTCAGTGCTGGCCTCATCATGCTGGCCACCGTCTTCAGGCGTGCCCACAGCGGGCCGCTGGGGCGGCTCAGGGGCGTTTACGGCCTTGGGCAGTGTCTGAGTGCGCCCAATGCCCTGCCGCCCGCTGTTGAGCTCCCTAGCCATGGTAGCGGCGGCCTCTGACCGCTGGCTCTGGTCACGCATGATCTGTTGCACACGTGCCTTGGCCTCGTCACGGGTTATGTGCCACGCCACCGCCAGCGCGCTGTAGACATCAGAGCCATCGTAGGGCGTCACCGGCTTGCGCAGGCGGTCAGCCACCAGCTTGGCGTAACCGGCAATGTCGTCCCAATGATCAGGCTCGGCCGCATCACCGCAGACAATGCGCGCCATCTTGTGCGCCACCATGTACAGGGCATGCCGGTGCTGATCGCTCAGGGTGGACCAGTTGCGCTCATGCTGCAAGGCACGCATGATCATCCACGTTGCCCGGCTGTTCTCAGCAAACTCGCCGTGCACAGATTGGCGCTGGTTCAATATTTCGGTTACTTTATCCAACATTAGTTCTCCTTGTATAGTTGCGCCAGCACAGCTGCGTGGCGGTCCTCTTGTTGTTCAGCCCAAGCATACACTCGGTTGCGCTCACCTTCAGCCTCAATTTCATTGACCAGCTTGAGGGCCGCCTGCCGGGTGCGCAGTATGATGGGCTCGGCCAACAGGTTGCCCAGCTGCCGCTCAACCATGCCGAACAGCATCATTTCAAACAGGTCGCAAATCTTGATGCGTCGCTTCACGTCAGGGTGCAGCACGGGCACATACAGGTCCATGGCCTCAAGCGCCTTGAACTCAACCGCCTCAATGGCCGTCTTCAGGTCAGGGTTCTTGCTCTTGGTAGGGAATGGAATGTCACCCGTCACCAGTTCAGCCGCGTCGTGCAGCCTGATGAACCGCTCAACCGGGCTGCTGAGTTCACCCCAAATCTGCTGGTAGACCAGCGCCACCTGCCAGCAATGCTCGCCCACGGTCTGGTTCTGGATGGTCGGCCACGTATGGTAGCGCTTGACGCGGCCAGCAAAGGCCACGTTGTCCGTTACACCGTCACTCACTGTACGCTCACTCGTCTTCGTCAACATAACCCTTTCCTGCCTTCCCTTGCTTAGCTTTGCCGCGCGGTGCGGCGTCATCATCATCAACCTCACGCAGCCGCGCCTTGGCTGCCTTGCGCTCCGCCTGCGGCAGTGGCGTATGGGCTATGGCGTCAGTGGCCCGCGCCACGCTGGCCGCGCTGGCGCGCACGGTCACTTCAACGCGCCCGGTGCCGCCGCACACCTCACACTCACGCTCAGCGTCAGCGCTGGGCGTGCTGTAGACGCGCCCGCTGCCGTGGCAAACAGAACAGTCAACGATCTTTCTGACCGTGCGGAAGATGCTCATCTAGTTATTTCTCCTGTTTGATGGTACTCACGCAGCGCCTGTTGCAGACCGGCCAGATAACCATCCTTAAATCCGTCTGTATAGCCGGTAAAAAAGCCTGCAAGCGCAGCTTTGCTTGTTACTCCTTTAGGTACATACGGTCTTCCTGTGCCGGAGTACCCGTCAAAACCTATCGTATAACCTATGTCATAACCAACGTCGTATTGTTGGTCATATTCCACACTCATCTTTGTTACCATCTACGTCACAGCGTGGGTAACGGTAACCGTCCTCACGTGACAGATAAGCGTTCTGGTACATGATTTCCATGGCCATGCGCATGCGCCAGCGCTCAAGCTGCCACTCATGCCAGCGTCGCCACCATTTCATGTCACGGTGCCTGTGCCAATGCTCTTGAACCAGCCGCTGTAGCCGTGCATCAGAAATGCCTCAACCAGCCGCAGTGCATTGCAGCCGGGCGGCAGCCTGAAGACACCGCGCCCAAACTCCTGCACGTCAACACCCACCTCACGCAGGTAGGTGTGCGCAGCCTTCTCAATGATGGCGGCATCCTTCAACGTGGCCGTGGCAAATGCCGTGAACAGAAAGTACGGCTGGTTGGTGTGGCCGCTCTGGCGCGCATCCATGTCTTTTGACATGCCCACGTAGATGTAGTTGGGGCTCTCAACGTTCCATCTGAGGTAGACGCCCAGCTTGTCTTTGAACAGGATGCGCGTGCGCTCCTGCTGTAGCTGCATCAGCCTGATGTAGGTCAGCGTTTCGGTACCGTGCACGGCATTGACGGTGGGGCTGAATATCTGTTCATCAAGGAAGCGCCGCAGTTCATCATAGCCATAGGGGTAACAATCTGGCGTCACGCAGTGTGACCCGCGCCGGGCCAGCAGGCCGCCCACTGATTGATTGCCGTCATACTCCTTGCGTATGTCAGACAGCACCTCAGGCATGCGGTCACCCACCAGTTCCAGCATGCGCTTTTCATTGGCCTTGGTGAACCATCCGGTCCTACCGTGCGCGGCAAACCATGCCTGCGCCTCAGCGCCCACCAGCAGCTTGGCGGGGACGAGCCGCCAGTCGCGGTCCCAATACAGCCCTGCTCGTGTCTTGACGTTACTCATTACCCTCATGCGTTTTCCCTTACTTTAGCCTTCCTATCCAGCCACGCCATGGTGGCCATGCGCCAGTCAGGCGCGTGGATGCTTCTGGCCCACGCCATGGCTGACGTGTTGGTGTTGCCTGCTCGGCGCTCCATGTTGGCCATGTACAGGGGGTAGGCCGTGCGGCTCAGAAACGTGTTCTTGAAGTCATCCACCTGACTGAATTCGGGGTCATCCACGTAGGCGCGCACCTCACGGTCAAAGCTGGTGGGGTCAGCCACCAGCTGCGTGGTGCCGGGGTAACCGTTCATGATGCCCGCCTGTGCCCCCACAGGGTCCGCCAGATGTCCGGTGCTGCCGTACATGTGCCAGTTGAAGCTGAACTGCGTCAGCCGCCCCATGGGCACGCCCAGTCGCGCCGCCAGATACTCCTGCAAGATGCTGAAGTGCACGGCATTGGCCCCGTAGCAGCCCCACACGATGTCATTGCTGCGGCAGCACACCGCCATGTCAAGCTCCATGCCTGAGCGCAGGCGCAGGTAGATGTGGGTGTTGCAGGGCTTGTCCTTCAGGTGCGGTTGGTCAAGGTCTTGCTCGGCGTCCCACATCTGGATCACCGCCTGTCGCGTGCCGGGGTCACGCGCCAGCATGTCAACCACCACGTCAAGCTGGTCTACATCATTGCCGCTGGGGTCAATAAATTGGTTGCGCCACCGGTAGCCATAGGCCCCGTGCTGGTGGCCGTCAGGCTCAGCAAAGCGCTGGCTGAAATCACTGACAAACTGGTCAAGCCACGTGGCGTCATTGCGCCCGGCCAGCATCCATAGCGCCTCATGCAGGTGGAATGCCGGGTTGGCGTTACGCACCGGGTCAAACAGCACCCGCTGACGCGGGTTGTCATAGATAGTGGTCACCGGGCCCGGCAGCACCAGAACCGTGCCTGCGCGGCTGTCTTCAGGCACGCCATGCCGTCTGATCAGGTTGACGGCTTCAGCCCACGCGTAGTTGACGTTGGCGGCATGAATGGTGAACAAGTAAATCTCCTCAAAAAAGTGGTGACAGGGGGCAAAGGACCCTTGAGGGAAATCCCCCTGTCACCGGGCTTGCATACATGCTTCGTATTTATGGGGTATGCACTTTCCTAGCCGTGTCACCTTGACCCCTCTAGTAGTACCGGGGATGCGTAACCCGGTGGGGAGGTAGGGAGGTGACTTTCCGTTATCGGGCTGGCCGCTCGCCCTCAATGAAACCCTCCCCTGATGGGTCTACCTGCTTTAACTCCTTTAGCCATTGTGACAGTGAGTAATGCCACTGGTCTACCGGCGTGTGGCCCTCGTGATCTTGCTCATCAGCCATGTCTACGCCGCAGCAACAGACACCGCTGCTGACCGGTGCACCTTTCACGAACGCAGCAAACTCTCGGTACTTCTCAATACGAACCACCGCCGCATCAAAGAATGCATGGATTTCTGCCTCAGCCTGTTCAACGCGGCGGCTCATAGCCCCAGCAACTCCTTGACACGCGGCAGCGCCGTCTCACGGCTGTGTGTCTCAACCTTGATGCCCGCCGCCTGATTGCTGCGGCTGGTGGTGAACAGTGCCTTATGCTTACGCTCGGTATGGTACAGGTCAAGCGGCTTGGTGTTGCCCTTGGCCGCACGCCTTGCTTGGATTGACCGCACACATTCATCAAGACTGGTGTCCAATTGAATGACTGTCAAGTCTGGTCCCATGGCTAGCAACCGTTGCTGGCCGTAGCTGCTGACGGCAATGCCTTCCCACAGCACAGACTGGCCCGCTGCCGCCTCAGCGCTGATCTTGGCGCACACCTCATCAGGCCCGCCCGACCAGCCACCTATGGTGTCACAGCCGCCGCACTGGGTCTCGTAGCGGCCCATCACCGTAACCGGGGGAGACAGCCAGCGGTATCCCCCGGTCTTGCGGATGCCCAGCTTGTTGGCGGGCCCCAGCGCAAATGGCATGGCCTTGTACAGCCCGCCCATGGCGTTGATCACGCGTTCAGCAATGTAGGTCTTGCCGCTGCCGCCTGTGCCTCTGATCAGAACTATGGCCATGGTCAATCCGTTGGTACGTCAGTGTCAGCCGGGTCAAAGGCCATCAATCCCCCCTCCCGCCCGGTCATCACAAATTTTGCCAGAGCCTTTCCTTTGGCTTTGCGTTCCAGCTTCGCGAACCCAAGCCCGTGGGCGTAGCCCTTGTCGTACTGCTTCTGGTTGGTCTCCTTCAGCCGCTCTATCTCTGTCTGCAACTGCTCGATCTCCTCAGCCGCGTCGAGCAGGAGCGGCACGTCGGTCAGGTCGTTATGGTAGGCTTGTCGCAGCTTTTCAGGGATGACGCTCATTTATGGAATACCTTTGCGGCATAGTCGTTCAGCGCCTTCATCACCTGAGGCTCAAGCGCTATGCTGTTGGTGACGCTGCGGCCATCTGACGTGCGCAGCCATATCTGGTAGCCGTCAAAGCTGGCGTAGAGCCCGTCACCAAGGTACACCTGCTCGCGTTCACCGGCAACTATCAACTCATTCACTTCTGAACCTCATCAAATCATTGATCAGTGGTGGATTAAGCTTGTAGCTGGGGCATGCAAACTTGGTCAGTTCCAGAGCCTGTGCGCCAGACAGGCTGTTGACCACCGCCAGCACCCGCGCGCTGAACCACACGCTGCGCCCGCGCCCCGCCTCACAGTGGATCAGGGCACAGTGCCCGGCCATGATCAGATTGGCTACGATCTCAGTCATCAGGTCAGCGTCTTCGGGCACCGCGCTGGGTGAACAAAGCCAGCACAGGTAGATGCGGCCCTGCACGTCGGTTGACAGATCAGGGTCCACCTTAGACCACAGGTTGACAACCATTGTGACACCGGTATCACGGAACAGCCTCTGCTTCTGCGCGGCGGGCCACGTCAGAAAGTGGCCGCGCTGGTACAGCTTGCCCTCAATGATGGTGTTGGCACTAGCGCGGCTCATTCTGGTCCCCCTGCCCCGGTATTCGGGTAAATACCCATGGCCTTTTCAACCTCACAGCACAGCGCCTGACACACCGCGTCGTGGTCACTGTTTTGGGTAACCCACTGAAGGCGGTCCTTCACTAATCCATAAAGTTGCTCAAACGTGATGCCCTTGACCTCGGTCAATGCCCTATATGTGCCACCGGTAAACATGCCAGACCTTTTATTCATATCCTTGCCACCGGTTCATTGGCTCTTACCGACATGTGATAGTCATATATGGTATCATCCCACACAATGCCCCTTGTCCGCAACCACCCCGCAACGTCAAGTCTGCGCTTGCGCCAGCCTTGTATCTCACCAAGGCACTCATGCGGGTCTATGGCCGCGCGCGCCTCATACAGGCGGCTCTGTAGCCCGGTGGCCCGCCAGTGGTCAGCGTAGCGGCTGTAGCTGTATTCAAGCTCCTCATCATGCTGGTTGCCCGCGTAGTCCTTGCCGTTCTCATAGCCGCTGCGGTACTCGCACAGCAGCGTGGCGTACAGGAAATAACTGAGCTCCATGCCCAGATCAGACTTCACCTCTTGGGCAATCTCATTGACCACACCTTGCTCACCGGTCATCAGGTCAGCCACCCTGTCCGGTTTTAAGAGCATCAAGCACCTGATGGGGCTGTGGGCCCCTACCGCACGGATATCGTATAAATGGGCCTGCATGTGGCCGCGCCGCCGCATGAGCTCCAGCAGCCTGATGTTGATGTAGCGGCCAAATTGGTAGATGGTATCCGCAGACTGCCACCACTCATCGTACTCAACCTGCGGGTCCGCCCAGCGCGTCTGGCGCAGCCGGGGGAACCCAGTAGCCGCCCATGTGGCATAGCTATCCACGCAGGCCGCAAACTTGAGATAGGTGGGCAGGCAGCGGCGCGGCTTGCGCTTGTGCACGCCCTTCCAGTTGTCCTTCAGCCACATGGTGAACGGACCAAGGCCCTCAGATTGGTAGCGGTCCCATGACCAGCTGTTCCAGATGCCCTCCCCGGTCAGCACGCTGTAGCCCGCTAAATATAAACCGGCCCGCCACGTCTGTTCCTCAAGGGGCAGGTCGCGGCACAAATAGTCAACAACCCTCATGTGTGGGGTAGGCTCACCAATGGCCGCCTTGGCCTTGGCAAACTTGACGAACTTGTCCATGTGCCAGTCAGCACCGTGGTCGTTCTCAATTGGTTTGATGGCGCTCATTCTTCTCTCCTCAAAAGGTGGGGGCCTTCCACCCCCTCGCCGGGTTTGCCAGCACCGCTCAGCCGTCTAGTCGCCCTTACAGGCAAGGTTGCCACCGGACTATTGGCGCGCCGTCTTGACCATCAAGGGATTCGGGCGGCGCGCCTCAATATCAGTCGTAATCTCCATTCAGCCAATCATCAAGCATGTTGTTGGCGTCGCTGTCGTCATATTGCTCAGGCGGTGACTTCATGTACCAAGCGCTGGCCGCATGCACCGGCCCGCCTTCACTGCGGTCTTGCGCCACGGCGGCGCAGCGTATGGCATCCATGACCACGCCCGCACTGTTGGGGCTATCCCATACTTCAAGCTTCAGTTCAATGCTCATGGGCGCGCCGCCAAAGCCTTCACCCTCCAATCGTATGTGCGCCACCTTACGGTCACCCAGCCACGGTACGTGGTCGCTGGGGCCTATGTGCACGTCCTCAGCTGGTAGCTGAAAGCCCATGACGCTGGTCACGGCCTGCGTCTTGCTGATCTTCTTGCTGACCAGCCGGTCGCGCTCAAGCATGTTCAGGAAGTCGGTGTTGCCGCCCACGTTCAACTGGCTGGTGCGCTTCAGCTGAACGCCGCGCTCACGCATCAGCGTGGCCAGCGCCCGGTGCACGATTGTAGCGCCCACCTGTGACTTGATGTCATCCCCTATGATAGGCACACCGGCCCGCTCAAAGCTCTCAGCCCAGAAGGTGTCAGAGGCGATGAACGTGGGCATGCAGTTGACGAACGCGCATTTGGCGCGCAGCGCCGCCCCGGCGTAGTGCCGGGCTGCTTCCTCTGATCCCACCGGCAGATAGTTGACCAGCACGTCAACCCGCAGGTTGCCCAGTATGTCTTCCACCTCCACCGGCTCATATAGCATGCTTTCACCTACGATCTCGCGCAGGTACTTGCCCAAACCATCAAGCGTGGGCCCCCGGTAGACCTTGCCGCAGTCAGGCACGTCATCATCGTAGATCAGCATGGTGTTGTTGGGTCGGGCCCAGATGGCCTGATTGACTGGTATGCCCACCTTGGTGTCAACCACGTCAAACCCTGCCACCACCTCAATGTCGCCGGGGCCGTAGCCACCCAGCACAGGCGTGATCATGCCCGGCTTGGGGAAGTTGTCAGATGTCTTGCCATAATAGGCCAGACCTTGGATCAGGGCGCTGGCGCAATTGCCCACGCCTACGATTGCAACGCGTATCTTCCGCATAAAGGCCCTCTCAATTTGATGATCATTCTGATAAACAGACGGCCCACGGAATGCTGAAAACCGTGGGCCGCCTGCCCCCTCCGGGGCCCGCCAACCAACCAACCAACGGCGGGCCCTAGAAGATCAACCTTAATCTCCCTCAGGTTCTGACGCCAGCAATTTTCCCATAGCGCTCACCGTCTTGACGCTGACCGGGTTGATGTTGGTGTGCACCATGGGCGGCACGGTCTGGCGGTAGTTGCTGGCGTGCCCGCCTATTGTGTCACTGAACTTGTGGGCGGCGCGCTCGGCGCGGGCCCGCTCAGCAGTCGTTAATTTGAACCAATGGTCCGCCATGGTTGATCACCTTCTGTTCAAAGTCTGGCTCATAATGCTCGGCTATGGGGCGTGGTGGTACGCCCGCCACTGTCTGGTGGCCACAGCCCATGCACACCCACAGGTCACCCACCCACAACTTATAGGGCTGCCACGCCTCAGGCACCGTTGTACCGGGCGGAGCGCCATAGATGCTGGGCATCCCCTCAATGAAGTAGTAGCCGTTGCGCTTGACGCGGTAGAACCTCTGGCAGGGCAGGCAGACGGGCTTCATGGTTTGTAGGTCCGCCTGAAATGCAGGTGCAGTGACAATACCGCCCAAGCCATGGCCACTATGGCCACCGCCCGGTGATCGGTAAACCAGCAGCCAAAGCTGACGGTCAGCAGAATGACCACCTCAACGGTGGTCATCCTCTGGCTTTGGGCGTGGGTGAAGTTGCTTTTCATGCCGCCACCCCTTCAACCGGCTTCTGGGTGGGCTTCAGGTCTTCTGGCGTGGGCATGGGCACATCAACCAGCACCTCTTGCGCCCGCGTCACGGCCACGTAGCAGAGGTTGATTTCCTGCTCGATCTGCCACTCTTGCTTGGCGCGCGGGCTGGGCATGATGTTGCCACGGCCCAGAATGTGCACCACCGGCCACTCCAACCCCTTGCTCTTATGAACCGAGCTCAGCACCACCAGATTGGCCGTCTGGCCCTCAAGAGCGGTGTCAGCGAACATGCCCTCAACCATGGCCTGCATTTCAGCCACCGTCTGCAAGCCACGCTCGCGGGCACGCTCAAGCAGCACCAGAATGGTGGCCAGCTTGTCTTCATGACGGGCCAGCTTGGCCTCGTCCTGCTTGGCAGCGGCGGCCAGCTTGGCGCGCTCACGGGCATCCCACTTGGTCAGCTTGGCTTCAAAGGCATCAAGACCCTTGACCTTCCAGCGGCCAACCAGCGCCACCAGACCGTCACCAATTGACCTGCCCTCAATCTTGGCGGGCTTGCCTTCACGTATCAGGCGAAAGCAGAGTTCAATCAGCGGCGCATTGGTGCGGCACAGCACCGCCTGACCGGGCTGAATGGTGTCAACCATCTGGCGGTAGGTGGCCGTGCGCACCACGCCCTCAGGCGCGGTAGGGGCAGGCTGAATGTGGTTGACGTACTCACGCGCCACCGCAACCACCGCAGACGGGCAGCGCCAGCTAACGCTCAGCGCCAGCGTGCTGGCGTTGAACAG